TTTGCCACCCCTTAAATATTGCTTGTTCTGCTCTATAAATAAATTCCTTGTCTTCTTTTATTTCAGTACCTTTAAAAATAGAAATAGTTGCGTTAATAGTACTATATTGAGCTGATGGCATACAAGTTTCAATAGCATTATTTCTGATTAGCTCATATAATTTTATTGCCTTTTGCGGCAAATCATCACCCAATATATTTTTAATTTCATTAGTAGATATAAGTGCTACTGGTCGGATAGCTTCATGTGCCTCCTTATTTTCATTGTTATCTTTATTTTCTGAATTTGAACATAATATATCTATTGTTTGACTAACATATTGTTCAGTATAAGTAGCCACAATATATTTTTTCATCTTTTCTATAAATTCTTTACTATATTTTTTTGAATCAGTTCGCATATATGTAATGTGCCCAGCTTCATATAATTGTTGTGCTAATTTCATCGTCTCTTTTGGTGACAAATGTAGTTCATTTGAAGCCATTTGTTGTAAAACTGATGTGGTTAAGGGCTCTGGTGGTTTTCGAATACTTTTTTTGGCCGCCGATTTATTAAAAATAAATTTTGTATTTTCTGATGCACATATCTGTAAAAGTTGCTTTGTATCTTCAATATTTGTTAGTTGCTTGCTAAGTTCAAAGGGTAAATTTTGGTTTGTAAATATACCAGAAACATTATATACCATTTTACCTGGAGATTTTTTAATATCTAAATAATTATCATAAACTAGTCTTAATGCTGGGGTTTGACATCTTCCAGCTGACAAACTACCTTTGTGATTTTTGGATATATTGTGCCATAATAGTGGTGTAATTGTGAAACCAACTAACAAATCTAGTACTTGTCTTGATTGTTGAGAATATACTAGATTTAAATCTACTCTGGATGGATTACGAATAGCTGTTAAAATAGCATTTTCTGTGATCTCATGGAATATAATACGTTTGGTTGTTTCTATAGGTAAATTAAATAACTGGCATATATGCCAGGCAATACCTTCACCCTCTCGGTCACCATCTGTAGCCAATATGACATCATCACAAGCATTTATTTCTTTACGTATTTTCTCTATTTGTTTTAATTTAATATCTTCTTGGATAATAGAATATGTTATATTGAAACCATTTACAATATCAATAGCATCTAATCCTTGAATATTTCTTAGATGTCCATATGATGCAATACATTTATACCCGGGCCCCAATATGTCTTCTATTTTCTTACATTTTGCTGGTGATTCGACTATAACAAGAGAAGTTTTTGTGACTATTTTACGTGACATTTGTTAGTTAGTTAATATAGAAAATTATATTTATATCTCTTTTTTAAAAGTTTGAAATATTTTCTAAAAAGTAAAAAGGGAATTTTATTTTTTACACCTTTGCACATTTAAAACGCCGATTTTCTTAAAAGTTTTTTATTTTATTTCCTGAATATAATAAAAAATTGATTTATTTTTTCATTAATATATTATTACATAACTTATATGAACTTTATCAAAATGAACTCCACTAACGGATATATTTATGTTAGAAATCATCCATCGTATGATGTTGATGATGCATGTAAAATGGGTAAAGCAAATAACATTCCTGAAAGGGATACACAATATGCTACTGGTGAGATTAAGAGAGGATATTTTGAAGCAGTGTTTGAAGTTCCTATTGAAAAAATGGGAATTGTTGAACGCTTATTACAAATTGAGTTTCGTGAATTAAATGTTAAATATGATGCTGGAACTGAATTTTACAATAAAAAAATTATTACTCTTATTGAACCTTATTTAATCACACTTGGTATTAAGTATAAAAAATTAACAAAACAAGAAATTAGTGATTTGGTAAGATGCAACAGAGTAAGAAAAACAATAAAAAAAATAAATATTCAATCATTAATTCATATACTAAAATCCAAGAGAACAAATAAAAAAATTGTTTCCTACATACCGAGAAACGACCAAACTATTATTATTGAAAAGTCAGTTATACATTTTAAACAATACGATAAAGGGATGCTTGTATTAATGTGTGGAGTAGGAAAAACTCTAATTTCATTATGGATTACACAAGAACTAAAATCAAATACTATTCTTATTGGTGTTCCTAATAAATTATTATTGAAACAATGGGAAGAAGTTATTTGTGCCCCGTTTCAAAGTGTTCCGCATTTAATTGTTTCAGGTGGAGTAGATACTGAAAATATAATGCGATTTTTAGAAAATAATCAAAAAAAGTGTATTGTAATAACTACATATTCATCTGCACACAAAGTATATACTGCAACACAACATACAAAGTTTGTATTTAGTATGAAACTATTAGATGAAGTTCATCATTTAACTACAAATAATATGCGTTTAGCACACACTACAAAAAAATATATTCAAATGTTAAATATTCCATCTGTAAAACAATTATCACTAACTGCTACACTTAAACAATTGGAAAGTATGTGTGATGATGGTATTGTAGTTTCAAATGATAATGTTGAATATTTTGGAGAAATAATTGATAGAAAATGTTTGCTATGGGCGATTAATGAAAATATTATTTGCGATTATGTTATTCAAACCATTATTACAAATGAAGAACAATTAGAACAACAATTATCAAGATTTCATATTATAGAAGAAAATGATAAGAGGTTATTTTTGAGTGCGTTTGCGTCTTTGAAAAGCATATTTGACGGACATTCACATCATTTATTAATATATTCAAATAACAAGGATAATTCGTTGAAATTAATTCAATATATAAAAATGCTGATAGACGATAATTACTTTGATATACCTGATTTATATTATTCAAATTATCATAGTGAAATGAAATCAAAAGACCAAAAAGAAATAATTAATAATTTTGAAAAGGTGAAGTTTGGAATAATTACTTGTGTCTATTGTTTGGGTGAAGGGTGGGATTTTCCATTATTGGATGGTGTAGTATTTGCTGAAAATATGACATCAAATATCCGTATAGTTCAATCCGCATTAAGAGCAAGTAGAAAAAACAAAAACGATACAAATAAAAAAACCAAAATAATTTTACCAATTTTGAATAGAGATGACTGGTTAGAAAATAATGAAAATCCTGATTTGAAAAAGGTAAGAGAAGTTATTTATCAAATGGGTTTAGAAGATGAAACTATTACTCAAAAAATTAAGGTGTTTAGAATTGGCATTGAAAAACAAAAACCAAAATCAAGAGAAAAAGAAGAAAGAGAGATGATTGATGATTTTGGTGAATATGACGATGAATTAACCCAAAAACTAAGATTAAAAACAATAAAAAGAACTGCACTTGCTACAACATATGAAAAAGCAAGAAAAATAATTGCTGATAAAAATATAAAAAGTAAAGAAAGTTATTATGAATTATGTGAAAGAGATAATAGATTATCCAAAGAACCTGAAATAGTATTCAAAGGACAATTTACAAACTGGATAGAATATTTAAGCATTGAACGAGTATATTATGATTTGGAAACCTGTAAAAATAAAGTAGGTGAGTATTTATCAAATGAAATAAATATTGATTTTGAATTTACAAATATCACAAAATCTTTAAAAATATTAGATAATATGTTTCCTCCTTATGATTTATGGGGTGAATATTATGATATTAATGATTTAACAGAAATAATTAAACACAACAAAAATGAAGAAATAGTAGAGTTTTAGGGAAAGTTAAAAAAACTTAAAAATATATTGTAATAATAATATTTATTTTTTATTTAATTAAATAAAAAATTGATTTATAAAGTTATTTATACTTAAAGATATAATCTATATATACTATATAATGAATTACAATTGCGAACATTGCGGACATCAATTTAAACAAAAAATTGATTTACAAAGACATCTTACTAAAAAGAACGGATGCATACCAGTTAATCAAATAATAGAAAAGAAAGAACAACAAACAACAATGAATGGTAAAATACAAGAATTACATAGTTTATTCAAAACTTGTTTAGATGTATTGCGTAATGATGCAGAACATTTAATAGGCGATGAAGCGTTAAATGAATTGTCTCATTTCTTAATTCTTAAACAAGCAGAAAAACATATAGAAAATGGTTCTATTGATATTTACAATTTAGAATTATATAAAGATGGTGTTAAAAAATATGGAAACGAAAAATTTTTAGAATATTTGGAATATGTAAAATTCAGTAAATTAATTGAGTATGTTAAAATTCCAGAGAAAGAAAGTAATATAAAAAAAATATTTGATGATTTTCTATGGAAAGAAGTATTATCAAAACATCCTAAATTTAAAGATGTATTTGAAGATGGTAAAAAATCATTTATTAAAGAATCAACTACTATTAAAAAAATTGTCATAGCATTAAGTTCTATTGATTTCAACAATTATGATTATGATATATTGGGTGAAGCGTATGAAAGTATATTTGTTGATGCTGTGTTTGGTGCTGGTGGAAATAAAAAAAGTGAATTAGGACAATTCTTTACACCTCCAAAAGTAAAAAAATTATTGGTAAATTTAGTTAATCCAAAGTTAAAAGATAATGGCGAAATTGAAAGTGTATTAGACCCTGCTTCTGGGACTGGTGGTATATTAAATACTATCATTAAACATTTTAAACAATTTGAAAAATCAAATCAAATAACAAGTGAAGAATTAAGACAACAATTAATTAAAAATATTTATGGTATTGAAATAAAAGGAAAAATATATAATTTATGTTTATCAAATATGCTAATTAATACTGGTGAAATACTGCCAAATGTTATATGTGCTGATAGTATCAGAAAATTTCATAATATAAAAGTTGATAATATTGTAGCAAATCCTCCATTTTCAGTAACAATAAATTATGATGAATTATTAACATCACTTGGTAGTTTAGAAATATTAGATGATTATATACCTATAAAAACAGGTGGTAAAAACTCTGAATTGTTATTTTTACAAATGATGATACATTGTTTAAATATAAATGGTCGTTGTGCTTCTGTAATGTTAGATGGTGAAAAAATGTATAATTCTAAATCAGGTTATGATAAGGTAAGAGAATATTTAATGAAAAGTTGTGATTTACACGAAGTTATATTATGTCCTGCTGGAACATTTACATCAACCTCATCAAAAACTTGTATATTATTCTTCACTAAAAAGAAAGAAAGAAAAGATGTAGTTGAAATTACTGGAACAAAAAGAAATTTAAAATTTTGTGATACTCATTCAACTAAAAAAATAAAATTTTATGATTTTAATCCTGACACAGAAGAAAAATATTTAATTAAAGAAGTTGGTATTGACGATATTGCTTCTAAAAAATATTCTTTAAATTATACTGAATATGGAATTGAAGAAGATAATATTGAAGAAGATGGTATTGAATGGAAAGAATTGTCAAAAATATGTAATATATCATATGGTGATAGAATTGTAAAAAAAAATGTAGAAACAGGCGAATATGATGTTTATGGTGGTGGTGATAAAACATTCACTACAAAAGATTTTAATCGTGAAGGATATAATATAGTCATCGGTAGATTTGCATTATCAAAAAAATGTGTTAGAATATTGAATAAAAAATTTTACTTAAATGATAGTGGTTTAACAATAACAAGTAAATGTAATGATGTTTTAGATAAATATATTGGTTATTACTTATTATATAATCAAAATAATATATATGGACTTGCAAGAGGAGGAGGACAAAAAAATTTAGATATGGAAAAATTTAAATTATTAAAAATACCTATTCCATCTGTTTCTACACAAAATAAAATAATTGTATTTTTAGAAAAATTATACAACTCATATGATTATATACAAAATACTATTAATTATTATGAAACCCACGACATATTTAAAGTGTTGTTATTAGAAAATTTTATACACTATAATTATTTATTAATTGCAGAAACTTTTAATGTTAAAATAATAAAATTGGATGATGTATTAGATATTGGTGAAGAATTATTACAATTAGAAAAAATAAAAAGTAATATAGAAGCAAAAATTAGTTCTAAATTATTAATTTAAGGGAGCATATAATAGAACAGAAAAATATGTAAAGAAACCATCAAATAGAACTCGAAAACTAAAAATTACCTGCCTTAAATCGGCGTTTTAAATATGCAAAGGTGTAAAAGTTTTGAAAGTTTGAAATATTTTCTAAAAAGTAAAAAGGGAATCAAAAATTGGACATTTTTAAAAATGTCCAAAAATGAAAACCCAAAAAAAGTTTTGAAAAATACCCTATTTTTCACTTTTTGACCATAATGCTCTAAATTATTTTTTTTGTATGAAAAATTTGTGACGATATTTTTTTTATAAATTTATATTCATAAATTTTTATATCCAAATAATTTAGAAGAATGGAAGTATTTTTTTCCCCAAAAAACCCCAAATTTTATTGTGAACATTGCCAATTCAAAACCAATAACAAAAAAGATTTTTCAAAACATTTAGCCACACCAAAACATCAAAAAAATCAAAATGGAAATATTTTGGAAGTATTGGAAAACCCAAAAACCCCAAATTTTGAGTGTGAATGTGGTAAAAAATTTATAACACATAGTGGAATGTGGAAACATAAACAAAAATGTGGTAATGATAAATCAAGTAAAAAAAATAATATAAAAACTGATTGTACAAATAATGAACCAAAGATAGAAGAACACAAAACATTTAAGGAATTTATGATGGAACAACATCAAGATTTTAAAGAATTAATAATTCAACTTTTAAAGAAAGAAACAATTAGCAATACAAACAACATAAATAATATTAATAATATAAGTAATTGTAATAATAAATCATTTAATTTGAATTTTTTCTTAAATGAACAGTGTAAAGATGCTTTAAATATTAATGAATTTGTTGATTCAATAAAAATGCAATTATCCGACTTGGAAGAATTTGCTCATATTGGATACGCTGATGGAGTATCTAACATATTTGTTAAAGGTATTAATGCTTTAGAAGTTCATAAGAGACCTATACATTGTAGCGATGTAAAAAGAGAAGTACTTTATATTAAGAATAATAATGAATGGATAAAAGAAACAGAGGACAAGCCATTGGTCAAGGACGCAATTAAAAGGGTCGCATTTAAGAATATAAAGCAAATTAATGATTGGGTGAAGGAAAATCCAACATGTAAAGATCCAACTACTAAAAAGTTTGATCAATATAATAAAATAGTAATGAACGCAATGTCAGGAGTTACAGAACAAGAACAAAAAGATAATATTGAAAAAATTGTTAAAAATGTTACCAAAGCTGTTGCTATTGATAAGTATGCTTTACAATAAAAATAATATTATTATAAAATGATAATCATATTATTTTAAATTATATAATAAAAAATATAAGTTATATGTTTGCTAGATTAATGCTTTAGATTTTTAAATTGTTTCCAAGAGATTTCTACTTGAGGACCCTTATATTCAGGCTCTGCTGGAGCATGCTCTGCGTTCAATTTCTCAGCCTTTCTTAAAGCACTATCAACATATATTTTCTTTAATAATAGACCTACCTCATATGAACCCTCGTGCTGATCCATATGTCCCTCCTCAATCTTATTTAAGACATCTAGGAACTGAAATAAAATTTTTAGGTCTATTTCATCCTTTCTAATCTTATTATAAAGGTCTGTATAATATGTAAATAAAAAGTTACATTCAGACATTGCTTCTAAATTAAGAGCATCTTGATCATCTAAATATTTAGCCTTTAACATAACTAAATTATTAACATTTTCTCTAAGAATATGACTATGCTTAAGTTCACGTATTAATCCAGTTTGATCTTCGACATTGTTTGCCGCAATCATTTTCTGTAAATGAAGTCTTTGGTTTTCATCCATTGTATTTGTATTATAGTAAAATACTATTTTTAACTCTTTTATTTGTATTATTATTATTATTATTATACATTTTAACATTTTTATATTTATATTTATATATAAATGAACCCAATTACTGGAATGCCTATAAATAGTGTTGATCCTCCACCGCTAGGAGCAAAAAATGGGTCTCCAATGGCAGTAGCAAATGCAAATATGGCTGCTTCTAATGCTAAAATGAGTATGTTATTAAATGCTACTCATGGTGGTGCTAAACACCGTCGCCATCATTCTTTATATGGAGGGGCTGGAGCAATTGTTGTCCAACCATTAAATGTACCTTATCCTGGTGGTAGCAAATTACAGGATCTAAATGCTGAAATGGTATCAATTGGTGCACAACAAGTTGCACAGAGTGCTGGTGATAAAGCCTGGAAGCAACAAGGAGGCAAAAGAAAAACTAAAAGAAGAAATAGTCTCAAAAGAAAAAGAAAAAGTAAAAGAAGAAGATATAGTCGTAGAATGTAAAAATATAAAATGTAAAATATAAAAATGTAAAAGGTAAAAAATAGATAAAAAATATATAATAATATTATATGCCTACAGGAAATAATTATTTGATATTTGCATTAGTTAATTTAGGGTTTATAGCACAAATTGTATTAATGACATATTATACATCAGCAACAGATATAAAGCAAAATTGGAACCAATATAGATGTAACCCATCTTACTGGATATATTCAGATGATGTTTCAGCAGATTTCAATTATTGTGTCCAAAATTCACAAGTAAATATGATGGGAACTATTTTACAACCTATGACTTATATGGTGTCTTCACTTGCCGCATTTGCTCAATCATCTACCACAAGCACAAATAATGCTCGCGGTATGCTCAGCAATATTAGAGACTCTATTTCAAATATTATACCAAATATATTTGGCATATTTACAGCAGTATTAGTAGAAATACAAAGAATGATTATTGCTATAAAGGATATGGTTGCTAAAATGATTGGTGTAATCACTACATTTATTTTTATGTTAGATGGATTTACAAAATTATTATCTGCCGGTGCTGGCACATTTTCATCTACAGTTAAATTTATGTCATCTTGTTTTCATCCAGAGACAAAAATAAAAACTAAATCTGGAGAAATATATTTTATGAAAGATTTACCTTTAGGAGTAGAATTAGAAGATGGGGGAAAAGTATTTTCAGTTATGAAATTAGATAACCCAAATAAAATGCCTTTTTATAAAA